ATGGGATTACTGATTGGGAATCGGGTTGTAATCGCCCGAAACCCTTACTTACAGGGCTTTTCCGCTAATTTCCATATATCAGAAACGGCGAAAATCGGGGCTAAATGTGGCGAAAATCGGGTATATTAGGTATATAATTCGGCAAATTTTCAGCAAATCTTATGGCAAAATCTACCTTACGACTTGATACCCGCCGCGCCCTCAAAGATGGGTCTTACCCTGTTCAAATAGTAGTCGGATACGGCACTAACATCTATCTTAGCACCGGCATATATGTAAACGCTGACGATTGGGATAGCGTAACCAAACGGCATATCGGCAAAGGTGCAAAGCGTATCAATGACACACTAACCACGTTACTAACCACCGTCGGCAATCGGATTTTAGAGTTAATGGAAAACGGGCAATGGCGCAAACTCACGCGCCCCCAGATTAAGGAACTACTAACAAACCTTGATTTGGAAAAGCCTACTATCGGTGTGCCGTCGCTCTATGACTTAATACAAAGTACGTTGGTCGGTCGTGCCACTAATACAAAATACATGGGCAAAACCGTTGCTATCAGGCTAAACAAGTTCTGTGGGGATTGTACTAAAATCTACTGCGAACAAATAACGCCTGCCTGGATAGACGATTTTTATAACTCAATGGCTGATTTGTCTATAAATACCCGTGCCTCCTACATCAAAGTAGTACGCCGCGCCGTAAACTATGCGCTTGACCACGATATAACCACTAACAACCCTTTCAGGCACTACCGCGTTAAGACAGAAGAAACACGTATGCGCGTGTTACCTATAGAGAAAATGCGAATACTGCAAAGCCTTGAAACGAAATACCGCTATACAGAATACCGCGATATGTTTATGCTATCGTTTTATCTGATAGGTGTAAATATGGCTGATTTATCAGTTATGACGGCTGACAACGTGGTAAACGGTCGGCTTGAATACCGGCGGGCAAAGACGGGCAAACTATACAGCATAAAGATTGAGCCAGAAGCGGCGGCAATCCTTGAAATGTATAAGGGCAAAAAGCATCTGTTAAGCTGCTTTGATAGATGCAGTAACGCCAAAGCCTATCAGGGTACGTTAGACAATGCTTTGTCGCGTATCGGTCTGCCTATGCTCGACAAAGACGGTAAGGAAATAACCGCCCGTAACGGGCAAAGGAAAATGATACCGTTAGACAAAAAACTAACGTGGTATTGGGCGCGCTATTCGTGGGCTACCTATGCCGCTGAATTGGATATACCAAAGGACACAATAAGCGAGGCGTTGGGCCACTCCCATGGGGCAAAGGTAACGGGTATCTACATAAAGTACAACCGCGACAAAGTGGATGCCGCAAACCGCAAAGTAATAGACTACGTGTTAAGAAAAGGCGAATTTATTAACACGTAGTGCGTAAAATGTTAAAATTTTGCCGAAAATCCATTTTGAGCGCGTTTTTGTCTTTGGTAGTATAGTTATCCCTCAACTCCTTTTCGTGGCTCTACGGCGGTTTCTACTACCTCTACGCAAATGCCCGCGCCTACTTTCACAAGCAAGCACGGGCAAAGCACTATTTACAGAAAACACTAAAACTTTCTTTTCAGATATAGGAACGATAGCCAAAGCAAAGCTGCAATGCAGCATAAGCCGCCGATTTTGGCTAAAATGGTCTGATACCATTTGGGGCGTGTTACCGCCGTTTCCTTTTCTTGGTGACTCTGTTTCTGCTCATTGGTCGTTATTCCGTTTACTTGCTTATTATGGGTATTTGTTATCGTTCCGTTTTGGGCGGTTTCCTTTGCCTCTGTAAGCGTTTCGATATCGATTTGGGTAAATCCCCTAACCTCGTTGTGCTGCCGCCTTATATCGCCCTTAATAGACTTTACGCCGATTAGTGTTACGTTGCCCGCCGTGTCGATGTTCACCGTGCCGCCACTATCCACAAAGTCTATAAACGTGCTTTCTTCAACTTGAGCGGCGGTCTTTGTCGTGTCGGTTACGGTCTGCGTGGCTATGAGGTTTACCGTTTCCGTGCCGGTTACGGTCTGCGTGGCTGTGAGGCTGTCGGCTACGGTTTTTGTGGTATCAATCCGGACTACTGCGCTACTTTCATCTATTAAGGCTTTTTTCGCCCTGCAACCGACTAACGATGCTATCAGCATCAAAGCCGCTAACAATCTAACCGCTTTCATACGCTCTTAAATTTAATGTCGTTAAGCCGGTTTAGCCAACCTTTAAGATACTTCGCGTTGGCTGGGCGGCTTTTGCATATTCTTTCGTAGTACGCTTTGCGGGCGGCTTTCAGTTCGTCGAAAAGCTGCTTTGGGTCGCGGCTGTTAATCGCCGCTAAAGTCTTAGGGCCTACTATGCCGTCGGCTGTAACGCCTAAAACTTTCTGTGGCACGGTAATGCCGTATTTGCCACTGCCCCAAACGAAATCTACAAGCATCAGGGCGATAGATGCGTTAATTATCTGGTCGGCTTTCCATCTATCCCAAAACATCGTTTTCAGGATAGCCAACCAATCGGCGTACTTAATCGCTTTTAGGCGTACCGCTGTCGGGCGTGGGTAGCCTTTCTTACGGCAATACTCCGTATAGGTCGCCAACGTAACGCCGCACATCGTAGGCCCGCCCAAATCGTCGGGGTCGTTGGCGTAGCCTTTTTGTTTCGCTTTCTCAAAAAGTTGCTCGTTAGTCAGGGTTGCTCCTGTCGTGCCTGTTTCCCATTTAAGGATAGACGGCACAATGCTTTCTACTCTTGCCATATTCTTAAATTTAAGTTGTTTGTTAATATCCGTTTTGTGGTTCTCTCTGTGCGCACTTGGGGCGTACACATCGAAAACGTTGCAACTCCAATTCTATTTGCTGTTTCTCTTTCATCAGGGCAAAGTAAGCATCTTGCACCTTTCGTAGCCTGCCCGTCTGGTCGCAAAATCTTTGTTCCTTTTCGTGTAACTGCTGCTGTAAAAACGTAACCGTTTCGCGTAGCACTCCAAATTCTACGCTGTCGGCTTCGGCTTCTTCTTTCCGCTTGTTCGTCTTACGATTGATAAAGTAACGTATTGCTTCCCAACCGCCCAACGCCGCTATTACTGCGGTTATTATCTCAACTATGGTTGCTATATCCATTTCGCTATTTTTTTATAAAGTTCAAACACAATATCTTCGCCGCACTTTTCAATTACTACAATATACCGGGATTCCAATAGATGCAGTAAGCCCATATCTATAATGTTGGCGCGTAACACTATGGGCGTTACGTCTAATATCTCGTTCAACAAAGCACGGCAATCTAAATATAGATGCGTGTTAGATACTAACCTAACCTTATCTGCCATAAGCCAAATTTCTTTGTAATGTTCCCGGCTTTCGCCGGGAACTAAAGATTAAAGTGTAAGAATTAAAGACTAACTAATAAATGCTGAAACGGCCCTAACTCGATACGTGTACGATGCCTTAGTGCCGTGGTTGGTGTAGCCGTTGTCGAGGGACAGAACCCAGGCGTGGGCCGCACTGGACTCGGTAGATGTCCAATAAGCATCTTCTACTAACTGCGTTGCTCCGCTGATAAGCGAAAGCGCGTAGTTAATCTTTGTCATATTGGCGTAAATCATCATCATTTCGCCCAAACTCGGAAGCCACCATTTGCCCGCTGTTAAGCCGTTGCCGTTAGCGTTGGCGCGGCTATACAAATTGCAAAAGCCTGGTGCGTATGATGCCGTGTTGGTTACTGCGCTTGAAGTGGATTTACTGATTTGGCTTGCTGTGTTCGCCTTGCCGTTCCAATCATTCATAGCCGTAACGCGGTCGGTCGCAGTTGTACCGCCGCTTATGGTTGCGCTGCTCCACTTTAATTTACTCGTTGCCTCTGTGGGGGCTACTACCAACACTTTGCCGCCCTCTACGACTACTACGCCGTCGGCAATTTCGCCGCTGCTTTGTAGGCTCGTCCACTTGTGTGGCTTAACCATCAGCGGGTAATTATTACTTTTACTATGATACATAATAAAGATACCATCGTACATACCGTTTAGGCTCATACCGTCCAAAATAGACGCTTTGAGCGTTGCAAGCGACACCAACATAACTTTACCGTTTGCATCGGTAATCGGAAATTTGTCGGTGCTGTTAATGGTCGTTACGGTTGTCTGCCCGCTCAACTTCTTTGTTTTCTTTACTGCCATAATGCTTAAAATTAAAATGGTTTATTACTGATTATTCTTTATGTATCGTACCCACGCGAAGCGTTTGCGGTTGGGTATGTAGCCCAAATCCTTTTCGTTGGCGTACGCCTCACGCTCAAAAGAAATGTTACGGTATGCCTGTTTTCTGTTTCGGTACTGGACCAATCGGCAAAGCCATTCGGCTACATACCAAATCAGGAAAAGCACTATTAGCATTTCTTTTTGTTGCTCGGCGTGTATGTGTTCGTGGTTGTTCGCCACTACGTTATACCGCTTTGCCGCCGCTTTCCTAACAAAGATGTACGGAAATAGGCACGTAGCCATAAATCCGGGAAATGGGATAATGTTGTTAAATACTACTTTTGGTTTCATACGCTGTTAATTATTCTCCTGTATAATGCCCTTGCAGACTATACCACGCCCCATTCATAGCCTTAAATCTGTGAATTTCATTTGGCACCATATATGCGGTTGTGCCGTTAAAATTAGTATATTCCTTATCCAAACGCTCCGCTTGGTAGGCCGCACCTGAAGAACTTTTAGCGATTATAATATTCACTTTCAAAAATAGCGATTGGTTGTTTTGGGCGGCAATAAAAGTCATTTTATCAATGTTCCAATTAGTACACTTCGTAAATATTTGAATTTCCAAACCCTCGTAAGTGTTAGCATCGGGCAAATAGACAAATCTTTTATTGGTTGGCTCGTTAATAAAGTATGTACCGGCGGGCTCGGTTTTGGGGTTAATATAATAACTTCTATTGGATGCCGTCGTTATAACTCTGGATTTGCCATAGAATAAATTAGCCTCAACTTTGCCCGAAATATATGCGTCGTTTTGGTAAACTTTGCCTGTGCGAAGATTAAGGGCGTAAACTGGTGCAAAGCACTTTTCGACTATCTTGCAACTGATAAGTACGCCGTTGCCGTTGCCGGTGTTGTGGTACAACTCAATTCTATAAGTGCCGGATTTCATAATATGGGCGTAGCCGCTTCGTGTAACCGCTGACGTGCTATTTAGATTTATCGGCGTAACTGCTACGCTGCTATCATCTGACTTAACCAACCGCACATAAAGCGGATTATTGGCTACATTCGTAAAGCCTACACAAGTCATATAGTACACCCTGCCCGCTTCCAGATTAACCGTGCCTTTTTGGGCGGTTGCCTCTGTGCTTGATATGCTGGTGCCCTGAACGCTGTTGTACTTCGTAATGTCGTCACCTAACGGGCTGTCTGCGTTAAACAGATTGTAGGCTAATTCGCCGTTGTACTGCTGCCCTTTGGTGTACGACGTGCCGCTGATAGTACCGTTAGCGGATATTAGCCATTGACCGCTAATAATAGCGTCGCCAAAAAATCCATGTTCGGCAAACAGCACATTGGCGGCAATCAGTTCTACTTTGTCGCCCAAAGTCCAATATGCTGTATTAGTGGGCAAAATAGATGTCGCCTTTTGGTGGGTTTTCCTGCAACTATAGAAATAGCCGTTATATAACACGATGTCTTTGTACGGCTCACCCTCCGCGCCTGAATAGAATTGGTAGCCTACTTCGCAATCGCTCCACGCTTGGGGGCCTCGTAGCGCGGGGCCTTGTTCGCCCTTTGCTCCATCCATCACAACCGGGATAGATATTTTGGCTACCTCAACATTACTAACCCTTAACGTAACTTCAAACCGTGTGCTATACGTGCCGTCGTTTGAAGAATTGGCGCTAAACGATATTTGGTTACTGCCGTCGCTGCCATAATGCGATACGTTGTTGTCGTCGTAGCCGGTAACAGATATAACGCAACCGTCATTCGTACCCATTTGCGCCGGTGTCTTTCCCGCGATTGTACGGTAAGCCTTGCACGTACACGTTTGGGTAATAGTACGCCCTGCGTTGGTCTTAAACTGCGATATAGACGGTAATATGCTGTACGATATGCTGTTTTTGCCGTTATCATTCAGGCATATAGATTCAGCCGCTACACATTGGTTACTACTATTGTATAGATAGAACGTGACTAAATGATGTGTGCCGCCTCTGAACAAAGTTCCAGTTACGAGGCTGCTACTAATCGAACTATAAGCGATTTTGGATTGTGTGCCGCCGTCGCGTGAATACTTGATATAGTAGCCCGCCGGTAATGCGCTTAATACCGTGCTTTCATTGCCCGATACCTTAACGCACTTAACATTTACCGTGCCGGGCGAATATGTTTGCCCGCTGCCGGTATCATCGAAAGTACGCGAAACGGCGGTGTGGGATGCAACCAATTTGTAGGTTTCGGCTGCATCCCCCTTATCGCCTTTGCGGATATACTTTACTACTCTTGTTATACTTGGTTTCCCACTCATAAGCCATTAGTTTTGTGCTGTTATTGTTACTGATACGTCGCCGCCTGCCTGCTGACAATGCGCCCGCGTTACGCTGTACGATGCCATTGCCGTTGTGCGGTCTGCGCTGCTATTGAGGTAAACACCCGCCGCGTCTTTGACAACAAAGAAAAATTTGGTGTCTAACGCTTTCGTGTTCGTTCCGCGCTTGACTACTACGGGCGTGTAGGTAACTTGACCGTTGCCCGTTGTGTCCTCGCTTATCGCCTCATCTTCGGGGTCCGGGTGCGGGTCTATGTCGAAAGGGTCGGAAGCGTCCATAACGCCCTGAATGTCCTTACCGATTTCTGCGCCACCTCTGAATACCGTTACACGATATTCGCCGTAAGTGTTAATATCGTCGGCATTAACGGTAAGTGTCTGCGCGGTCTTACCTGAAAGCACCGCCCAACCGCTTGCGCCCATCTTCTCCCATTGGTAGGTTAAATCTTTCGTAATCTCGCCACCGCTCTGATACGCCATTGCCTTTAAGATGCAGAAACCGCCCTTTTCGGTAATAACAAAATTCTTGCTATCCCCTGCGGCAATCGTTACGCGATAACTGCTGCCGGTGGCTTGCTGTATGGGTATCTTATATTCGGCTTGGATTTCGTCGCTTTGTGTGCCATACGAAATTTTGGCTACCATCTTGATAGTAGCGGGTGCAAAGCCTGCGGCGTTTACGATGTTCTGCAATATCTGCAATCCGTAATACAGATTATCGCCGCTGGGCGCAATCTTTTTGAACAATCCGGCAAACGTGCCGCTTGAGGTGTCGCCGTTCCACGTTATCTTCGTGCCGTTGAAATAGTAATCTATCGCGTCGGGGGTTGCTACGCCCTCGGCTACTCGGCTACTCGTACACACGAAATAAAGTAGCGGCTTTGTGTTGGCGAAATTCGGGTAAATGTTCGTCACGTCGCTTTGTGTACCCTCCCATTCTTGGTAAAGGTCGCCGTCAGGACACATAATAACGGCTGTATAAGTTCCCGCCTTGCTTATAAATTTGATTGTGCGGGTTGTGCTTGCACTACTCATATATTATTCGGTTTTATCGGTTTCTGATTCTTCTTTGCTCTCTTGGTCGCTCTCGCCGTCCGTGCCGGTATCGTCTGACTGCTCGGCGGCTGTGTCAGCATCGCCTGGTGCCTCTGTTTCTTCGTCGGCAATCGTCGGCATCACAAACCTTTCATCGGTTGCCTGTGGCAAAGGTCGTGTAACCGTGCCGTCCTGTTCCTCTTTGGCTTCGTGCGCCAAAAGTGCTATTGCGCCAATCTGCGTAAGTGTGCCGGCTAACTGCGTGAGTGGGCCAAACTTCAGCATATCGCTTTGCCAAAGTAAATAATTGCCGTCTTTGACGGTGTTACGGTCGCTTTCCAGATTCAGGAATTTAGCGACTTTCGGATTTGCTTTAATGTACCGTGCCATAATCTGAAAATTTTAATGCTATTGAAATATTTACTTAATCAAAATCACGTTGCCGTCTGCGTCCTCAAATACTGCGCCGTCGCTATCTTCCCACACGCACGTAGGGCCGCAATCTATTACCTCTAATCCGTACACGCCGCCTAACGTGTCGCTCATAGCCTTTGTGGGCAAAATGGGTGCTACACCGTGTCCTATCTGCGAATAAGATAAACTGCCCGTTGCCTTGTTGGTGGCAATATACCACACGGGCAAAAGTTCTTTTTCGGCATCTGCTATTGGGCCGTTGGTGTTCCAAATCTTTGCTTCGGGTGATATGGCTAAAAGTCCGGCGGGTATGTCAGTAGGTACGCCCATAATGTCATATTCATATTTGGGTATGCGACGAATGAACGATACTACCTTTTCAGGGCTTGCGTTGTTAAGCGTTACGCCGCTTGGGTTGCCGCCTTTGTCATACTTCGCACGGCATCGCAAATAAAGTTCGCTACCCATCAGGCTACGATTAACCGTGCAACTCGCGGTGTCGGCTGCTACGGTAATGTCATAGTCTAACGTGGTGTCGCTGCCTACTTCCGTCCATGTATTATCGTCGCGGAATACCTCCCACACAAAAAGCCGGTTGGCGGCTGGGCACTCGTTAGCCCCTAACTTCAAACCCGCGTGTACCGTCTGCGTGTCGGGGTCTGATAGCGGGTTGTATATTGTTTGGTAGGCTGCATCTAACACTAACTGCGGTATGTAGGTAGTGGCGTTGCCGCAAATAACTTGGTACGTTTCGCGGATAACGTGTATTTGGTTGGTTCGAGTGTCGGTATATTCTGCGTAAAACTCCAACGTAATAGGTAGTTGAGGCTGGGCGTTTTTCATCACCTTAATACGCCCAGCGTTGCCGCCGCTCGTTGCTATTTCGTAATTGGTGTTACTTGATTCAATCAAAGTGCGTGTGCCGCTGATAATCTCGTACCACTTTATGTTAGCCAGATTTTGGTTAATGCGCCCTGCTGCCAATATCTCGTCTTTATCCAATCGGCTAATAGCGGGTTGGATAATAAGCGGTGTCAGCGTGTAGTCGGGCGTGAACTCGTTAGCGTCTGCGTCGTAGTTCTGCTTTCCGGATACGCTGCCATCAACTGACAAACAGATATTTATCTGCAACGGCTTATAGTTGAAATCAAATCTTTTTGTTTTCATATTTATTGCCTTTTATTGTTTAATACTCGAATGTTGCTTTGTCTGCGGCTGTTTCCTTGCCGGTCATTCCGTCGCGTAGTACGACGGTCGCCGTGAAGCGTACCACTTTAGGCACATAGCCGTTAAAATCTATATCGTCGCGTGTCAGGTGTATAGACTTGCCCGCGCCCGCTCTCTTAATCGCCCACGCATTATCAGACGCTACGCGCTCCATGCCGTCGGCATCCTCACTATACCGCGTCCATTGCACATCGGCATCTAATATGTCGGCGGTTACGTCTTGGTTGTAGAGTTTGGCGATAATCGTTAGCGTTATGTCGAAACGGTCAGGGTCGAAAAGTATATCTGTGTCGTTGAACTCCACCGTAAAAGCGGGGTTGCCCTCAATCATCGCCCAATCGGTGTTATTCCACGCGGGGGCGGTGGTCGTTAGGCTCTTTTGGCATCGGTACTTACAACCCATATACCAAACATCGCTTGTTTCATATTCGCCGGTGTCGGGGTTTATGGCTTTGCAGTAGTAGTTTTCCGTTGCGCTCCACTGTCCCCTATCCACATAGTTTACAATCGGGTTGCCTTTCCAGTCTATTCTAATAATGTCCTGCGTAACAATGCCGGGAATATACATATAATCCAATCCCTCGCGGATAGGTAGCAAATTGCCGTCGCTGTCCGTTAGGGTCTTGACGAAATCAGGCAAAGTACCGAAAACCGCGCCGTAATTGGATTGGTCGATAATCGGTTTCGTTACGCCCGTAAGTTTGACGATTCGCCCCTCTGTGCTTGATAGGTAGATGCAGCTTTGGCGGCGTTCGTCCGTCTGGTTGCCCCATCGTGCTATCTTCATCAGTTCACACGGCGGGAAATTCTGCCCTGCCGGTGTTTCATCATCGGGGTATAGTGTAACCTCGATATAGTTGTTAGCGGCGTTTACGCTGTTTACCCTAAACCAACTTGTGTAAAGCGCGGCGTTTGTGCCTGGTGTCGCCATACCTAACGCCGTTGCGCCCAAATTGTTAATGATACCCTTTAGCACATTGTTTACTGCCTGCGCCGTAAAATATCCGTCCCACTTTCTATGTAGGTGCAATCCGTAGCAATTATTACCCAAATCGTCCACGCTGTCTATAGTGTCCGATTCTGTCAGTAATTGGTCGCCCTCGATAGCCGATAGCCTGTTAATAATCAGTTCTACCGCCTCAAAGTAGGTGCGTACCCTGACGCTCTCAAACTCGGCATTGCCTAACTTGTCTATCCCTGCGCCGCTACCGGCATACAGCGACTTAACGAAAGTGCCAAATTGAGCGTCGCCCCTGAATACGGCTACGCCTAAAACGTATATCGCTTGCTGAAAGGTAATGTTACCGGCGGCTACATCATCTTCAAGCCTACTTAAAAAGCGTTCAAATACGGGGCTGTCCTCTGCTAAATCTCCGGCTACGTCTGAATATGCAGCGCGTGAGGCAAAGCCCGCACGGTTGGCATACTCCGAAAGGTCGGCATAATCGGCGCGGTCGGCTCTTAAAGCGCGCTTGGCTTCGTCTGCCAAACCGCCACCCACATAAATATTATTGCCGCCGGTGTGGCCCTCTTTGGGTTTCTTTATCAGTTTTACGTCAATCATTCGCCAATCTCCTTTATCGTTAAGTCGGCGCGGCCCTCAATCAAATTTCGGCTGATTCCCTGAACGAAAAAAGCCTTATTCAATGCCGGGTGCGTGTAATGGTTGAAAAGTCCGATAATGCCGTTATCCTCGATTAGTTTCTGTTCCATCAGGATTCGGGGACGGTAATACTCGGTGTAATAACTATCTACATAGAGTTGTTCGGGTTTCGCCTGTTCGCCTTTGGTATAGTCGTAGATGCTAACTACCGCGTCGCCTGTTGCCGCGTTAATCGGCGTGGATAGATTTACGGTGTTAGTAACGCCTAACGCCTGGCACTCTGCCGCCGTCAAAGCCGAATTTATCTTAAACTCCAAATCGTCTTTTGGGTTCTTAAATTCTTCGCGGGTATCGCTCATATAGATAATATCATTATCGCCCGCGTTGTTAATCAGTCCATTATCGCTATAAACCTTGACTTCAAACTGCTTAACCGTAATGTTACTAACGTGGGCTAATAACGGTATGCTCTTGCTATACCACTTCGTATGCCTGAAAAACGTTGGGTGGCGGCGCGTGATTTCGTCCCACACGGTATTAACGGGGCCTAATATCATAAACTTAACTTGCCCGTTCACCTTGTCGCTTTTCCGTATCGGTATGGCTATGCCCTCAGCATCTATGCCCAAAGTGTAACTGATATTGTTTTGCAAATCAAATTCAGTACCTACTAATTTATCGCCTATTTTGGGGTCAAAGCCGATATAGAAACATTGCTGGTAATACTCGTCGTCATCGCGACATTGTTCGTGCGTTTTGTAAGTTTTCCACTCAAAATCGCTCGTTTGCCCTTGCGTACCTGATTCCACTACGCACTTGTCGCCGATAATAAGCATACACGCTAATACAGATATCTTTGATATATTGTCTGTGCTATCACCTATTGCGCTATATTTAAATTCATACCTTTCGGGGCCTTTGCCCGTAAATGGTACTAAGCCATAATCAGTACTCGCATCCCACGTAACTTCGTCTTTAGGATTAATCGCTTTCCAATATTTACGTGTATAGTATCTTCCGTCGCCGTTGTCACGGCTGGGTACCGTTTCGTGCCACCATTTTGGAATCATCGGTGCTATGCGCCAATCCGTGTCCGTGTGTAACGCTTTATACGTATCTGTCATTTTCATGACCGGATTAAGCACAATTTTGCCAGATAACACGATGTAATTAGTTACCTTATCATCGGCGGGTGAAAAATTGCCACCTACGTTGTTTCCTGTATATACTGCATATGGTATGTTTGGCTTAATATCGTCAGCGTCCGGATAAAACTCACCCTCTTTATCACTACCATTGCCGTTTACGCTTACGACTAAATAATTAGTCATAGTGACTTTTGACGTTGGGCTGTTGTCTGTTTTAGCGGTGTTCACTTCCGCGCTGCCCAAAGAAAAAATAGCCGCTCCGGGATTGGCTGCTAACCAATTCGGCAAAGCCTGTTGGTTGGTGTTGTTCTTGCAGTAGGTGGCTATAAGGTCGGTCGCCTGGTTGCCGTTCTTCGGAAACGTCCACGCGCTGTTTGCCATCACTTGCAAAAACCAATCTGTAATACGTCCCGCGCCATAATCAGTAGGCTTGTCATGACACATCGCCTTAAAAGCGTTGTATGCGCTTTTGCCCTCGCCATCTGCCGAAAACTCGGTGCAATATTTCTGCCAATAGAAAAACGGCGATGTTAGTAAATCATCGTCTAACGGGCTTTCTATCACGCTTTCCACGCTCTCTACCTTGCACGTTAGTAGTATCTGGTTGTAAACCTCACCAATGCTTATCGTGGTATCGCAATCGGCGGCTATGACGGTTTCTATCGTAACGGCTTTCTTGGCGGTTGTGGCTACTTGTCCGTTTACGATATTGCGCCACGATATAGCGGCGTTATCTTTAGCGGATTCCCACGAAAAGATATAAAACGTAAAGCCGTCCTGAACTATATGCAGATTCAGGTAACGCACTATTTCTTCTAATACTTCGTCCTGTTGCCAAACGTCATCTTCTTCGTCACCGAAAAATAGTAACTCGGATATTGCAAGATGCTTAAACACTGTATAGCGGTTGCCACTCTTGTTGTCTATGGCTTTGCTGCCATCGTACAGATAGCGGATTGACTGCCCGCCCACGATGTCTATACAATCGGTAATGCCGTTCAAAATCTCGGTTACAATGTCGTAGAATGTACGTTGCTCCGCTTCGGCTTTAGCAAGGTTGTAAAGTACGCCGGCGCTGCCTACGTTCTTATACTTGGAATACTGCAAAGCCGAAAGCGCGTCTATGCAATTCAATTCTACTTCGTCGTATATCTCGTTGTAAGGTTGGCTGTATGTCTGCGGCTCTATAAATCCGGCAAACAAGCAAACACTACCACGATATATGTTTACTACGGCATCGCGGCACGACGTGCAAAAGAAATCGGCTACAAAATCGCGCGTGAGCAACCGAATAGATGCGCTTTGCCTTAACAGGTGGTCGAAAGTATCGTTTACTTCGCTTTTAATCTCTATCGGGTCGTCGGTAAAGAATACGCCCGCCGTGTCCGTACCAACTTCTACGCTGTCGGTACGGTCGGCGTTAGTAACGATATGCACCGTTATTGTGTCGCCCTGCTGATTTACAAAACTGCCGTATAAATACATCGTTATACCTTTATGTTTGTTCGTCTGCCTGATTTACTACTAATTCTTGTTTCGTTGGCAATCACTCCCACCAACTTTCTACCGTCAATCTCAAAACGTACCGTGCCGCCTACGCCGCCCGCCGGTTGTATCATAGTGCGTAACTTATCCAGCGGCGCAATAACTTCGGGGTTGTTGGTCGCTCCGGCATACTCGCCAACAAGTGCCAACGTGGGGCCTGATACTACACCACCTTTGGCAAACGGCATCGCTCCGATAGTCTGCACCATTGCAGTAGCGGCGCTTACAAATCCTGCTGCAATGCCAAAGCCGGCAAACGGTATAGACGCGTGGGCGGCAAAATACATAGCGCTTGCAAGTTCCATATAACTTGCTGTGGCGGCTTTGTTGGCTGCGATTACGGGTATTGCTGCGGCTGCGGCTGCTTCCTCTGTGGCAGCGGCTGCTACGGTTGCACCGGCTGTTGCACCTGTTGCCGCGCCCTCCTCGGTCTTCGCTGCTGTGTGGACTGCGCTTGCGGCTGTCAGTAGGTTAATAATGCCGACTATTGCCTGTATGCTCTCGTAAAGCGATATAAAGCCGCCGATAATTGCCGTGACGGTCTGCCAGGCGCTGCCGTTGCCCTCCAAAGCGTCAGTAATGCCCTGTATGCTGTCGCCAACGCCCTTAATGCCGCCCCAACCGCTTTTCACGGTGTCGAAAGATGAAATAGATTGTTTGCGCCATCTTTCGTAAGTGGCAATCATACTTTCTATTTCCTTACGCTGTTTATCGGTAACGGGGTTCTTGGTGTCGTTAAGTAGTTTGTTTAACTCCTTAATCTTGTTTGTCAGTTCGTCAAAGCCAATGCCCCTAATCTTTAGCGTTCTTTCCCTGCCCGTAAGCGCGTCAATGTCGGCAATCTCCTTTTGCATCTGGGGCAATTCAATACCTAATTGCAAAGTCTTTTTCTTCGCTGTCAGTTCGTCGATAATCGCCTGTGTCTTTTCTATCTGGTCGCCATCTTCTCTTTGCTGCCTCTCCGTGTAGAATGATATTGCCGCGTCAATGTCCTTAACAGTGTTGGTAGTCTTTGGTAGTTTGGTTTCCTCTAACGCAAAATCCCACGCCTCTTGCAACTTATTCAGGGCGTTAATGCCGTTTTGTGCAAACTCACGCTGCTTTTCATCGCCGCTATTGAGTAAGCGATTATAGTATGCAAGTTTCTTGTTAAGTTGGTCGTATGTCTTTATTTCATCGTCTTTTAACGCTGCTACTGCTTCGTCCTCTAACGCTTGGCGGGCGGCTTCGGTTTTCTCTATCTGCGCGTCTATCTGTGCGATTTGCTCTTTGCTTGCCGTCTGCCTCTGCTTTCGTAGGTATTGCAGTTTCTTATCGTAGTCGTCAAGTGTCTTTAATTCAGTCGGAACGCTGGCGGCATCTTGTAGGTCTTTAAACGCTTGCACGGCATCTTCAGCGGCTTTCTTTGCCCTTGCAAGTGTCAATATGTGTTCGGTATCGGTAATATCGGCTTTCTCTAATTCTTGCTGATAGTACGATACGTTGTTTGCTAAATCCTTATAGGTCTTTGGCTCGGCAATTAGTTTCAGTTCCTCTTTGCCGGTCTTGCTACCCTTGCCGTTACCGCTATTTCCGCTTCCTGTTCGCCCGTGTTTGCCCGTCGGTGTTGTCGGGCGGGTACTACTACCCTTAACCTTGAAATTTATTTGCCCCGCCTCTTTAACGGCATCGCTCATTTGCTTTTTCAGGTCAGCGACTACGGCGCGGTTATCCTTTATTTGCTGATTAACCTTTTCTATTTCGCTTGACCCTATAATTTCTTCCGTTTCATAAACGGGCAATATCTTACCGTCGCCTGCATCGACTTGCCCGGAAGCCTTTAGCCTCGTATCGCGTTTTGTGCTATACTTTTTCTTGTTACCCTTATCGTCGTATATAAGGTTGTGCGTTTCGGCTTCTTTCTCTGCGATTTGGTTTGCAAGTTGGCGGGTCTTTGCCTCTACAACCATTTGACGGCAATACGCTTCGCTATTCTCGCAAAGTGCTTTGTACCATTTTACGACGCTATCAAAGTAACCCATCGTATCGCCGTAAGTGTCGTTTAACTGCTCTACGATTTTCTTTTCATCTTTGCTAACGTCTTTGCCGCTATTCTTCGCGTCTATAAGGTTCTTTAGTTTCTCCTTATTGATTTCAAGTGTAGAAGATGCGTTAGTGTAAGCGTCTGTAGTGGCTTGCTCTACATCTTGCAACCGCTTTGTCTGTTCCTCTGCCAATCGTGCTTCACGGTTGGCGGCTTTCATACTATCCGTAGCGTCGTCGGTGTTGCTTGCAAACAACGATATAATAGACGATACCGCCATAATAGCCAATCCAACGCCGGTAACAGCCATTAAACCCATAATTGCCGCCCGCATTGCTATAGCCTGAATGGTAGCAAGTTTAGCACCAAACGCCCACGCAATAGATGCCTGACGGCCGTAATAAAGTTGCTTCGACCAAAGGAATTGCGCGGCTGCTGCTATCTTTGACGCTGCGGCTTGTGCGTAAGTTACTACGGTAGATTGCTTAATGGCGGTTGCCAATCCTGTAAAGCCCACGATAACGCCTTTAATGCCGTTGTACGTAGTACCGATAGCCATAAAAGCCATACCCAATTCACCAACGGCAATAATCGTAGGTTCTGCGCTTGCGAACAATGCGCCTACTTGCTCTTTTATATCGCCTATGGCGTTGGCGGCTTGCTTGGCTTTGCCCGCGTCTGTCTGGGCTAACGATTCATTCATACCGCCTACCGCGCTTTCCACTACTTCGGCTAACACAGCGGCGCGTTGTTCCTCTGTGCCAAACTTCAAAATCTGTTCTTGGGCTTCGTCGAACTTATAGCCGTAACGTGAAAGTGCGCCTACCTGTCCGTCCATCACTTTACCCAACATAGTAGCGATATTTGCCGCGCTCTCTTGCGTAGCATTTAATCCGTACTGCTGCGCTACCATATCATTCATTACGGGTATGAGTTTTTCCAAACTCGATTTCTTTTCAAGGTAGGTGGCTAACTCCTGCGCTCCCGCCAACTGCACTTCGTCACCGATAACGCCTAACTGCTGCTGGGCGGCGCAAAGGTCTTTAATGCTCTGTATATCTTCGTCGCGCGCGCCCATTGTGTTACGCATATTGTTAGCCAATTTCGTTTCGCTTTCTACCTGGGCGGCGTTGGCGGCTGTGTAAGTGCGCATAATGCCGGTAAGCTGCTGAATACCGGTAATAACATTCTGAAAGGACGCGCCAACTTGGGTAATCTTTAACAAATCATCTCTTAACTTGGTTGATTGGGTGCGGGCAATCTCCAACTCCTCCGCAAACTTCTTAACGTTTGTAGATGCTGTAACGATTTGCTCTTTGCCGTCAATCGTTAATCGTATGTTAAACTTTACGTCCTTTGCCATTTTTAACGCTTAGTTACTTACTTATTTCAAAATATCTTCGTATATTTGTAGCGTGAAAAGGATAAGAAACATATTGGCTACCGTGTCGCTACTGACTTTTGTAGTGTCCTTTGCAGTCTTTGTTATAAGTTGCTTCTTGGGATTCTACGGTAATTTGGCGTGGTCTGGCTTAATAGCCTTTTTCGCCTTTTCCCTTATGTTAATCGCGGTGGGTTCTCCTGACAATGCTACTTATCTTCGGAACTGCCGCCGCTAATCCTTTCTACCAATTTTTCAAATCTCGCTTTGCTTTCCTCTGCCGATAGCGGCTTTGGTGCTTTCTGCCCCTTTTTCCGTGTGGGCTGGGGCTCATCCCACGGCAACGGCAATAACTTTTGTGCCGTTATCTTTCGCTTAACATGGGGCTGTATGGTATATGTTGCAAGCAACCGCATACGCTCCCATTCGTCTTTATTATCGGCTTCGCGTTGGTCGCGGTACGCCTTGCAAATGCTCTCAAATTCTTCTGCGGTGCAACTGCAAAAATCGTCGAACGATAGACGTATGCAGCCCAACGCAAAGCCCAATAACTCATTTATGCCAAACTTTTTTTTTCTCCGTTGGCTTCGGTCGTGTCTTTGTTTTCTGTCTCTTGCTCTGCCTTGATAGACTGCGCCCACGCCTCTAACTCATCAGACGTAATGTTGTCGGCAAAGTCCATCAGCGACAAATCGAATTTCTTGCCATCGGCTTTTGAGGCTGACGCGACGCAACACCAAAGGAACGTACAAAGGTCGGTAAACGCCCAATCGGTAATATCTACTACCTCTTTGCCGGTTTCCCGCTTAAAGCGGAGCATTGCCCCCATCGTAGTACGACAGGGAAATGCTTTGCCATTTACAATCACTTCAATTTTCTTCATAATTATGCCCTTTTAACCACCACTTCCCACGACTGTCTTGCCAGGATAAACCTCCGGTTCCCCGTCATTCTCTAAATTTATGCTATAAGTCGCATCATCCTGCGCCGGACTACTTTCCTCCAACGTAGAGATAACAAAATTTCCTTTAACATAAGGCGTGGTATCCTTTTCGCGTTCAAATGCTTCAACTTCCACACTTGCCCCTTGCCCCCATTTAGGAGATATTTCATTGTAGCCGCTTTCGCTTTCGCCGTAAAAACGTAAGCCTTCCGCGCTAATTGAAATACTAAGCCCTGTAACGCCCTTACCTTTCCACAATCCCGCGGACTTGTTTTTAGATGCTACAGGCTTTACCGAGCGGTCTTTGGTTTCACTGTTAAAAGTGATTGTGTGTGTTGTGCAATGGCCGATAGCCTTACCGCCAACTTTCAGCAACAAATCACTGCCGTTAATATAGTCATTCATACTTCTTTGGGTTTATTAAATTTGTACCTTAAACGCTAAACTCTGCACAAAGGCATCATCTTCGTAAAATTCTTCACCATCGACAAGCGTACAACTGCGCATTACCAAACCGTCCTTTTCGCCCTGCGCATAGTCCAACGCGGCGCGTACCGCCTCGGCTAACTTAATGCTCTGTTCGTAGGTTTCAGCATAGCAATTAACGTCAATCTGCACGGTGTCCGCGCCTGGTGCCTTTGCCTTTGTCGGGTTGTGTTCCAACCTTGAACGACGATAGGCAATATATGGCAGTTGTGCGCTATCCACCACGACGGGGAAAACCTTTTTGGCGATACTCTTAACGGCGGCATCTTTCGTAAGAATGTCGCGTATAATCACGCCTGCGCTTAATGATGTCTTTGCCATAATTCTATAGTCTTAAATAAATCCGCATTTCTTCGCCACTTTCTCAACTGCTGCGCCAACTTCTACGCCTAAATCGGCTTCTACCGTCTGGAACATTTCAGGCGTTGCCTTTTCAAGAAATCCGTATGCCCGCATGCGTCCACGGTTAATGCCGTCTGTGCGTACCTTTCGTTTCCTCGGCCGCATTGATTCGCCGTGCCTTGCCCAAAGTTTCCAACTGCCCGAATGTTCGTACCGCCAATTTGACGATTTAGATAAGCGTTTCTGTGTGCCTTCCTCTGCCCACATTAACACTGGCTTCTTAAAGCCTTTTCGGTTTTGATGCATCGACTTTTCGCCTTTGCCCTTGCTATTGGCTCTACGGGCTTTCACAGTAAGCATAAAGCCGCCGCCCTTGCTGTAGATATGGCTGCGTATGCCTTTATCCCAATCGCCTTGATTGCCTTGTACCTGCAAACCGCTGGCGCGTAATTGCCGCCGCGCGATTCCTAACGCTTTCTTGGCTTCGGCTCGGTATGACCTTTTTAGGGCGTTACGCATTTGCCGGGGTGTGAGTTCCTTTGCAAGCTGCGTCCATTCCGCGCCGGTGTAGTCTTTGGGATTCATACGCTATGCGTTTTTACTCGTTTACTCTAACACAAATCAGGGTCTTAAAGCCCTTATCGAGATTTGGCACGATGTTCGTAACTGTGTAGAGATTGCCGCCTAATTGCTGCACCCGCCAATTTTCTTTTACGGGGTGGGCATCCCTTATATTAAACTCTGCGCGATAGTCCGGGAAATGTTCGCCAACTTCTTCGCTTCGGTTGCCACTCTGCTTCACTCGCTCCGCGTTTACGGTGCGCGTTTCTACATAAGTGGTCGTTTCCTCGCCGTAGTCGTTGGTCGCCTTTACTGGCTCTAACAACATAAGTTTATATTTCATCCGTCCGGCTATCATCTTGCCAACTTCCTAAAGGGTTTAATCAGGGCCTGCAGTGAGTCGGGAACGCTGTGCATTTGCGTAGTGCTGTCGCTCTCGCGTTGGTTGTACCAATGTGCGCCAATCAACAAAATAGCGTGTTTGAGTTCGGCGGGAAACTCCCCGCCGCCCATTTCCACTAATTCGTCTTTGGTGCGATTGGTAGAACGGATAACGTGCTTTTCTGCTGTATCTAAAAGATGCTGCAAATACACATCATCATCGGCGAAATCGTCAGCCTTAACGTGCTGCTTGAATAGTTCCAAACTCACTACATTAGCCATAATCTGATACTCTGCTGCTGCGTTACACAATCGGGTTAGGCTGCTGCCTTAACGGTTACTGCGCACGTTGCGGTATAATCCTGTCCGTTTACGGTAATCTTAGCCGTAATGTTGGCAGTTCCGGCGGCTACGGCTGTAACCTTGCCGTCTGCTACGGTGGCTTTGCCTGTTGCGCTACTTGCCCACTTTACGGCTGTGCCTTCGGGATAAGCAAGGGCGGTCAGGTCGATAGTATCGCCTACGGTCAGTTCAACGGCGGACTTGTCGAGAGTAACGCCAATCTTGGAAAGAATGGCGAAAGCCTCTTGGCGCAACACGGAAATAGCGTAATTCACGTTAAGCACAAAGTCGATAGCGTTCTGTCGGCTCTTGCTGTATGGGTCAACGATAAATACCATATCGCCAAACAAGCCCTGCGGCGCATACTTGAACGCGCCAACGTAAATCTGTCCGTCGGATACTTCGTTGGTAGTGAATACCGGCACACCGCTAATCTTGCCGTTCTCGTCCACGATGGCAGAGTTTGCACCCTCCCATTTCGGGGTAGCCTCCAACTCGCCTTTAGTAACCTCGCTCATAACGTAGCAAAGTCCGTCGGGCTTCACGTTGTGCGCAAGAATGGCGGTCTTTGCACCCACAATCTGTTTGAGGGTCGGGGCATCGCCGTTGTAGGTCTTGAGGTTGGCGGGCAACATATTGGTAGCGAAGAATGGGCCTACAAGGTCGGTCGCGCCGTTTACCTTTGCCTGGCTGAACATAATTTTGTTCATCAGTTCGGCAATGGCTACCGGCATATACTCCGTTGCTACCAACTGCACCAAATCGTCGGTTTCGTTGAGTGCTTCGCGGGTGATAGGCACGGCGATACCCAAACGCTCCGGCTTCGGGATAAGTTTGTTAATAGGTATCTTGGTGTCGCCCAACTCTGCGCCCTCGTCGTTAATGGTGGCGTGGAAAGCCTCAACTACGGGCCACTGGTGATTACCCTTTAAGCCTGTCAGTAGCGGGCTACCGATAGCCGAAAGGATAGTCTTGTTATAAAGCGGCTCTACGATGTCGTGGGTTGTCAGCCCCGACGGGTTAGTACCGGCAAGCCCATCGGCGTAAGTAGATGCGTTGCCCTTGAAAGAAGATGCCACGGCGCGGCTAATCTTCAACTCAAAACGCTGTCCTTTCTCCAGGCACTCGCGAATTTGGCGGTTAGCCTCTGCGATGTCCTCGCGCCGCATAACCTCGATTGTCGGCGTATTAGCCTTAATCTTCATTTCCAAAATGTCGAGTTCGCGGAAAAGCTGCCTACGCTCGCCCTCCTCTGCCTCTGTGAACGCCTCGCGCTCCTTGTCACTTTCGAGATTCTGCGCCATCTCGTTCAGGCGGCCTTTGATTGCGTCCACGCGCTCGTAGGCTTCACGAAAATTAAATCGTTCCTTTTTCATTTGCAGAAACTTTTAAGAATGAAACATATAATTAAGTACCGCCTAAACGGTGCGGTTTATTCGCTCCTTGATACTGCGTATAGCCTCGCGTTTCTTTTCAAGGTCTATCGTCTTAGGTGTGTCGGGTGTCGGCTGCTCAAACACTACGCCCGCCGCCTCAACCTCACGGCGTGTTACGTTGGTCTGCTCATAAGCCGGGTCAGTAGTCAGCGTAAAGTCGTAAACGGCATCAATGCGCTTAACGTGACGTAGCAAAATATCTTCGCCGCTCTCCGTCTTTTCGTCCAGACGCTCGTAACTAACGGCGTTCTTGCTGTCGCCCTCGTCTGTGCTGTAGATGAATGAACAACCGGCAATGTCGCCGCGCTGCACCAACTCCAAAGCCTTGTCGCCGTCCACGGTCTTAGGCATTTCAGCCCAGAACTTCACGCCGATTTCGTCCACCTCGTAATTAAGTGTGCCAACGCCCTTGTTACTGCGGGCTAAAATCAGTTGGCGGTCGTGGAACATCGTTAGTTTGATGTCGCAACCATCCAACATTTCGCGTGTAACGCTGCCTGGCTCCAACACCTCAAAATAGTAATCCCACCAATCGCACAAAAGACGGCTTCGCACGCCGAATTTAAGCGCGTAGCCCTCTATGGTGCGGCTTTCGCCTCCGTCGGTGGCTTCACGGACTTGCAGATTAACCGCAAATCCCATCGTCCTTTTGTTAATCTTCATCATTGCTATTATTGGTTTTATTGGTTGTTGTCGCTCCGCCTGTCAGTTTCTCACTATTCAGGGGTGCAAGGTTTGTCGAAACTAATACGGTGTCGCCGCCCTCTACTTCGGGTTGGTTCTCGATACGCCGCCAATCGTTAATCGTGTAGATACCACTTTCTATCGTCTTTTTCTGATAGTTCGCCATTGCTTCCAAATCCAAAGAATAGATGCCCTTACGGTCAAACTTGAAAATGCGCTTACAGCAAAGCGACGGTGCAATAAGTTTGCGGCTAAATTCGGCTTCTATGCGCTTTAATATCGGGTCTAAAGTCATAGACAAAAACGCCACATTCGCCATTTCAGCCGATTTGTAGTTGTTGCTGGTATCGTCAAACACGAAAGATGGGTGTACGCCAAAAAAGCGGCAAATCTCCCTGACGGTAAACTTGCGGCTTTCCAAAAACTGCATGTCGGTAGAACTTAACGAAATCTGTTTAAAATCCACTTGTCCGGGCAAACTAACGATATGCTCGCCGTTGGAAAAGCGGCTATCTACATTTTCGGCGGTTTTCTCTAATTCCGCGTCCTGATACTCGCCAAAGCCTACCGCACTTTTATCATTGCTGACGATGCCGCGCACATTGCCGCCGTTGGTAAAGCGGTTAGCGGTTTCGTCGTCGCCTGCCGATGCTATGCCGATGGTACGCCGTGCGTGGCTAATCACGCTTTCGCCGGTGCGTCCGTCTGACGAATGTAGGTATAAGTGTATAATCTCGCTTTCGTCGAATGTACCATAAACGCCGTTATAGCCGTCCGTAATGGTGTAGCGATTGTTTATGACGCTATGCGCCACGCTGCCTTTGCTACACAAAACAAGGTCTGTGAGTTCGCCCATGACGCGGCGCGGATAGATGTAGGCGTTACCCTCTAAAAGCATCAACTTAACCGCCATACTCCAAAAATCAAAAATGGATATTTCGGGCTGGGGCTGTACGGATAGCAAATAATGAATGGGGGCATTTGTGTCCTCTTGGTATCGGCTGCCTTTCAGTTTCATATACTGCAAATGCAAACCTGCTACGCTATCACTCAAAAGTTGCACACACCGATAGACGGTGGCGATAGATAATGCGATGCTTTCGGTGGGGTAAAAGTATTGCAACCCTGCGCCCGTGCGCGGGGTTGTGCGTGTGCCTGTTTGGGTCGTGCTTTTGCTCGATTTTTCATGCCGCCAAAGTCGGGTAATATCCCACCATTTTGCCATATTTGCGCTAACTTTTACCACAAAGTTACACCTATTATTTCGTGCGAAAAAATGCCGTTTGGTGCATCGTGGAACACTACGGCGCAGCGTGTCTTAATTTTGACTTTTTTAAGAAAATAATTTTTGGCTATGGTCGCCAAACTCGGAAATAACGCCAATCTATGCGGCCTTGCGAACACTCGCACACGGTACACCCTGAAACGCTACAAACGCCGTTACCCTGTCCGTCGCTATCGGGTTGGTAGGCTATGCAAGTACGACACAATGCTACTTTCATTTGGCTTTAGAATTGTGGCGGGCCGGTTACGCCCGCCGTTACCTTGCTAATTGATTTTCTCGCCTGTGCTTGAATAGTGAGTACCTAACCGCTTCACAACTTCGCGCAAATGCTGTATGTCTTTTTTCTTTGCCCATTCCGCGTTTTTGGTGGCATCTATCAGCGTCATATCGGTAATAAGTGCTACCCAATAATCGCCGCGTGTTGGGGTTGTGTATGTTACACGGTAATGCCCGCTACCGGCAAATCTAAAATCAAAGCCGGATAAATCGTTTGCCCTGTAATTACTAAAGTATTTCATATCGTTGTTTGATTTATAGGCGGGGCTTTATGCCCCTGCCTGGTTAATACTAATCGTTGCTAATTCTCAAATTCTCCATTTCGTTAGCGTCAAAGGTGTAGCCGTGTCGTGCCATTGCTTTAACCGCTGCACGTTTCGCACCTTTTTCAGTCTTATAGAACTTCCCAACCGTAAACCAATATTCGCCGTATTGTGTGGCAAATACCATAATGCTATTAGGGTTACCGCCGTTCAAAAAGAACTCAACCGCCTTGTTATCTGAATTGTTGCACTTAATCGTAGTCATATCTGATTTTTATTTGTGGCGGTTTGAGGTTATCGCCCCGCCGGTTAATACTCTTTATGCAATCTCGTAAGTGATAAAGCCAAATACTTTCTTATAGCCTCTATCGTCTGTAATCGTCTTTACTTTCTCTGCCGTAACCCAACTTTCTTTACCGTACTCGCTGACGGCTACGCTATCCCACTTATGGCCCTGATAATCTTCTACCGTGCAGCCGAATAACTTTTTGTAGTTGTCTGCCTGGGCTTCGATGCACTTATAGGCATTTTCTTTAGTTGAACAAAATCCATTACTCATCCAAACAATATCGTTTGCTTTAACCTCTACCACTCTGTAAATGTACTGCTTTGTCATATCGTCCGGCTTAACCGTGTTGCCGTAGGGCTTAATAGTTATCTTTATTATTTCTACTACAAAGGTATAGAAAATTCTGCACTTATGCAAATTTTTAGATAGTTTTTTCTGCATTTTCTGCCGAAATTAACAAAATTTAGGACAGAAAACACTATACTTTTTAAGAAAATACACTATCTTTGCCGAAAATTCATAAAAACATATCAGTATGAGGATTAAAGAAGTATTGAAAGAAAAGCATCTTACCCAACAAGAATTAGCCGATAAAATGGGTGTTAGCCTGTCAGCGGTTAAACAAATGCTGGGCGCGGATTCACTCACTACCGCAACACTTGAAAAAATCGCCGCCGCTCTGAACGGACCGGCTTGGCACTTTCTCGTAAATCCCGCCGATATTGTGCCAAATCAGGAAATCACTACCGACGGCGTTACTTTCAGTTGCCCGCATTGTGGCAAACCGCTTAAAATCTCGGCTGTATGAACGAATTATTACAATACCGCTACGATGTTTTAGCCTCTCTTTATTGGTCGCCTTGCACCGATAAGGAACTAAACAACCGGGATTTTTGTAAGCATCTGCCGTTATGGTACATTCATCAGATATTACAGACTTTAGAATGCGACGGGTTTATATTTGAACGCAAAGACGGCGTATATAAAGCACTAAAAGGAAAAGCACGGATAGAACTAAATAGACGTGGTTACGAAATAGACTAAAAGCGGCGGGTTAAGATGCCCGCCGCCTCTGTTATCGCTCGTAGGTGTATAGTTGCCCCAAAGTCATAAGTACCGTAATCGTACCGTCTATTTTTCGATACTGCGAAATCTTCAACGGCTTTTTATTCTCCAACCTATCTTCGTCTATCACGCAATTAGTCAGACAATACACGTTAATAGGGTTGTTGTTTAGCACAATCCGGGGCGGTTCGTCGTATGCAAGCATTTCAAAGGATTCTACCGGCAAATTAAAACTGCCGTATGTCTGGGAATAGGGCAAAAGCACGTTACGCGCTCCAACGGTTGCCAATATGTTTACTAACTCTTGGCTCTTATAAGCATCATAGCCGATACGGATGATATGCAGTTTCTTTGAACGTGCTATTATATCGTCGGCAATCATTCGTACATCAATCTTTTTGCCCTTGCAGAATTTCAGATACCCTTTTTCATTCCATACCCTATATAGTTGTTCGTTGGGGTGTCCTTTGAGTGCGCCAATAGGGAAATAGTAATCTGTGTGTGAATAAAACCGCTTACTATCTGACGAATATAGGGTGTAAGATACTGCGCTAAAGTCGTCGTGTACCGACAAATCAAATGCTACGGCGCAATCAGGATGCCCGGTTACGCTGTCTATATCGAAATCGCCGCAAAGTTCTTTAGCCTTTTCAAAGCCAAACCACGTTTTAACATCGTTCACGGTAAAGATGTTTAGCAACTTGGTACGAAACGCCAACATATCTTCGGCTGACAACAAAGCATCTTGGTAAGCCATTTCGTAGTAATCGGCTTGCACCGTTACGCCTAAATGCGGCTGCACTTTTGCCCACGTCACGGGGTCGCTTTCTTCATCGTCCACATCAGGCATAAACAAGTCGGCAAACATTGTGTCGTTTTCAAGTTCGCCGCGTAGCACCTTTTTCGCTCCCTCTATCTCGTTGTAACACGGCCCGTCTATCACATCGCTTGCCGTTGTGATAATCACCGTTAGCGGCTCTTTGCGTGGCCCCATCGACGTAGTTAGTACGCTTTTCAGGTCTGCGCCGTTTTTGTTGGCTGTGTTTCTCGCTTGGGCGTATTCGTCCAATATCGCCAACGATGCAAACAAACCATCTTTCGTTTTGGCATTGGCTGTTAAGCATTGTATCAGGCTGTCGCGCCCTCTATCCTTAAACGTAACCGATTCGCGGTTAATCCTGAAATGCTTTTGGCTGGGGTCTAAATCAAACATTATTGCCCGTACTTCATTAAAGCACTTTTTCGCCTGGTCGTATGAGTTAGCACCTACATACGCTTCGGCGTTGTTGTCGCCAAACAACAAATCATCTACGGCCAAAAATGCCGCCCACGTTGTCTTACTGAACTTTCGCGGCACGAATATATACGCCGTGCGTATGAGCCGCCGCCCATCGGGTCGGGCAAAGCCGAATATATGCGCCATCTGAAACACTTGCACCGGCGTAAGTATGTAACGCTGCCGCCCTGTCGTACCGCTAAACTTCAACCTCTCGTAAAGTTTGATTTTCCGCTTTACGCGCTGGGGCTTCCAATCCCACTTATCGAGCAACTGGAAAAAGCGGCGTATCTTCAATAACTCGTTTACGTTGTGGCGGTCGGGGTGGTCTATCACATTAAACACGTAATCCGCTATGCGCTTATCGGTGTCAATGAGCGCGTAACGGTATCGGTCGGCGTATGCTTCCTGGCTCTGCTGCAGTTCTGCCGCTACATCGGCTTTAATCTGCCTTTCCCCGCTTTTTTCTTCTTCTGTCATAGTCTGTTACTTGCTTTCATCTTCGCTAAACTCTTTCAGGAACTCGTTAAATGTGTCGTTGTCGGTCTTACGCTCTTTGGCATCGGTATTCATACCCAACGCCCTTAACGCCTTTTGGCTCTGCTGCACGAAATCCAAATATAACTTTTCCTTTGGGCTGATAGTCTTACGCTCGTTGCCCTCGCGTGAAATCTCCACATTTACGGCTTCGTGTTCCTCTGCCAACACTTCTTCGGCTAATATCTCGGTGCGTACCAACAACTGCGCCGTTATCGTTACTTGCATAGATAGTTCGGCGGTGTACTTGCCTTGCTGTTTCAGTAGTCTAACGATATAGTCTTTTTTGTTCTTAATGCGCTTTGTCATTGTCACTTTAGCGGCTTTGGCTTCCTCTGGTGCCGGTAACGCGGGCAAAGACGTATCGGGCGGCACATCGGTATTTATAGCGACTATGGGCTGTTGTTTCTCCGTCCAACCGCGCTTCTTTCCTTTGGTCTTTAGGTAGAAAATCGTTGCCGTCGTATCGTGGGCGTTTATCAGTTCCATAAGTTTGCTTTCCACGAAATCTACTTGCGCGTCCATTACTTCATCTACCGCGTCGGCAAACTCCTTATCGCTTTCCCGCCATCGGTAATACGTGCTGCGGTTTATGCCGGTACTTTCACACGCCACGCAGATAATGCCGCCCGATGCTTTCAGGTTGTCAATAAACATTGCTTTTCTATCTTCTTTCATATCTGCGCCTATTTTTCAAATGATTTAATGCCGTCGAAATACTCTTTATAAAAGTCGAATATCCCTTTGTCTATCGTAATGCTCCCTTGCTCTGTTCTGGGATTGGTGTTTATGTTCGCGCTGGTCTGTATGCCGAAATAGAAATCATCGGCTATGTTGCAACCGGCGTAAATCTTGCTATGGTTCTTGAATATCGCCGCCCGCCCTGCTTCGGGGTGTTCGGCGTAGAACTTCTTAACCATCGCCCATTCTATTTTGTAACTGCCGGGGAATATCTCGCCTAAATACATATCAAGTTGCTTAATGCGCCCTGCCTCGTACCATTGTTGCACTTGCAAAATATCTTCGGCTGCCATACACCACGTAGATAGCAAAACAAAATCTAAATCGTGCTGATTCAGTACGACTTTAAGATACGTGAGGCTATCCACATCGCCCGCCGTTATGAAATTGTAGGTAACACCTTTCTGCAACTGAACGTATCGCATAGCCTCTAACATCTTGACTTCGCTAAATGCGCGTCGATACTCGTACCGTTGGGATAGTTCGGTACATTCCTTTGTACGACGGTGCGCCCGCTTCGCTCTGTCGGTTGTTTCGGCGGCGTTTTCTTCGCCCTGCTCTGTCGGCCGCTCTGCCGTCTGTTGCTGATTGCCACCGATATTGCCAAAGCCGAAACCGGCAAAGCCTCCGAAACCGCCGCCAAAATTGAAATCTCGTTTATCTTTCATATCGCGTAATTTTATATACGTCGCTTTTGTTGTCTGTCAGGGTGGGGGCTTGTTTTCGGGCAAATCCCCCAAAGCCTAAAAAATTGCTTCGCGTGTGAAGAAAGGTTTGGGGGAGGTTTAACCACCTACCCCGCCATTTCAAAAACACCCGCCCCCTCCTCTCACGACAAAAATTTTTTTATAAATTCTTTCCGATGTTCTGCCGCTCTACGTTTGGCGTGTGCCTTGCCACTTCGCCCTAACTCCGTGTGAGTTTTAACGTGGCAATCGTGACACAATGCTTGTAGGTTGTGCGGGTCGTACATCAACGTTTCTTTTTCTCTCGATGCCAATCCATCTTCAACCGGCTTAACGTGGTGTACCTCTTGGCTCGGTGTTATTCTTCCCTCTGCCTGGCACCGCTCACAAATCGGGTTAGATGTCAGTTTGGCACGGCGTAGCCGTAGCCATTTGTCGGTATGTATCATTCTGATATAATCTTTGTCCTTTGCCATATCCTTTACTTTCTTATTCGGTTGCTACTTTCATAACTGCACTATGTTTCCGTATTAGGTAGTTGAGGCTATCCAATAGGCTTTGTTGTACTCCTTTCTTGTTATCCAACGCGGCTTCGGCTCTTTCATCTACCGTGTTGGCGCAAACTAACTTATAGACTTGCACGGGGTATTGCTGTCCCTGACGGTGCAAACGTGCGTTAGCCTGTTGGTATAACTCCAAATTCCAACCCGTGCCAAACCAAACTATGTAGTGGCCGCCTTGCTGCATATTCAACCCAAACGCCGTGCTTGCCGGGTGTGCTAATAGTACGTCAATCTTACCGGCGTTCCATTCTTTTAGTTGGCTTTCGTCGGTATATACTTTCACCGTATAACCTTTGAGTTTCTTAGCGATACGGTCTATATCGTGTTTGAACTGATAGAATACCAAAACGCTATTACCGTTTGCCGCCTCTATAATCTCGGCTAATCGGTCTAACTTCTCATCGTGGATGTGATGCACGTTTCTATCTTCGTCGTATATTGCACCGTTGGCGAATTGGCTTAACTTATTCATCAATCCCGCCGCACTGTTGGCTAACACGTTTGCGGATTCTTCGGCGTGTTCGTCGGCAAATTCCAAAACCTTTTCTTTCTCAAACTTCGTGTAAGCGGCCATCGTTGTCGGTATCAGCGCCACTTTAACGGTGTGGGTCAATAGGTCGGGTAATTCCAAATAGTCTTTTGCCAGCATCGACAAACATATATCCGCAATCTTACGCCTAATAATATCCTCACAACCTTTCTTCACATCGCAACGTACTACGATGTTATTCCACTTGTGCATTTCAAAGTAGGTTTCGCGATACTGGGTTACTGACTTTCCCAACCTCTCGCCCATATCAATACAATACATCTGCGCCCAAAGGTCTATCAAGCCGTTAGGTGCAGGTGTGCCCGTCAAGCCAATAACACGCCTGACGGTAGGCGTTGCCGTACGCATAGCCTTAAACCTATTGGACTTGCTGCTTTTGAAACTGGTTAACTCATCAATAACCAAAACGTCAAATGGTAGGTTGCCGCCATAAATTCCAACAAGCCAAACAAAACTATTCCTGCTGATAACGTAAACGTCCGCTGTGGTTGCCAACGCTAATTTACGCTGCTTTTCCGTTCCTATCACCTTAACCACTTTTAGGGATTTAAGATGCTCCCACTTTTCGGCTTCGGTAGTCCACGTTGTTTCGGCTACTTTCTTGGGGGCAACAACCAAAGTACGGCTAACCTCTGCATCGTCCATCAGTTGTTGTATGGCTGTCAGGGTGCTAACCGTCTTGCCCAATCCCATATCAAGAAAAAGCCCACAACGCGGATTATCTATAATCCATTGCATTGCCGTTTGCTGATATTCGTAAGGTCTGTATATCATATCGTCTTTGTCTTTTTCTCGTTAATACTATTTATCAGGCAATCCACTTCGTGTTTACTGCTAACCACTAACACAAGATGCCCGATTGCTTCTAACTCTTTGTGGCGTATCTGTTGTAACTTCGTCGGCTTTTTGCCTTTGCTTTTCAACTCTACCCATACCACAAAGCCGCCTGGTATGCAAACCAATCTATCAGGATAGCCGGTAACATTGGCGTTAGCATACTTTAAACAAAGCAAACCGTTTTCTTTTGCCCGTTTATTCAAATATGCTTCTATGGCTTTTTCCGATACCTCGGAATGTCTTACTATGTTTTCTACGTTCTTTTTCATTGCTTCTTTGTTGTTGTGAAACCGTAAACCGAACTACTCTAACATATTGGTATATTATAGTTACGGCTCGCGCGTGTACGCGCGTTATTGCTCTTATTACCGTTTAATTCTATTATTACCAACTCTTTTATATATTCTTGGTTTACTTGGTTTACCTTTGTTAGAATACCTTTATTTATAGGCTTTTCGCGGTAAACCAAAAGGTAAACCAAAAGGTAAACCGAAAATTTGAGTTTACCGGCTTTAACATTTTTTGGTAAACCGAACTTCAAAGGTAAACCAAAATTCGGTTTACCGATTCCAGGGTTAAATATCGTCGTTTTCTTCATCTTCAAACTTTCTTCTAAATGATTTCTGTATGCCGTAAATAGATGCCGCGTGTTTAGATGTTCCCATACGTTCCCAACCGCTCATATCGTCCATTAGTTTACATGCCTTACGCGCCAAATACTTATATTCCTTGTCGCCCATATCACGCCCTAAACGCTCGCAAATAAACTCGGCGGCACATACCCTTTCGCGTATCTCCGTGCCTGTTGCATCGAGCGGGTCGGGGTCTGTTATGTAGGCGCGACGGCGTTTCAAGTCCCACGTCCGCCACTCTCCGGGTAACTTCATATCCAGATAACCGCGTAGCATATCTTTCATTGGGTCGTCGCTATCGTCGTTGTACTCGGCTTGCTTCTGTCGTGCCTCTGTTTCAAGGTTGGCGGGCAAATAAAGCGTTTCGCCCCGTCGCCAATACTCTACTGCCTCCGCCCAAAGTTGGTCGCGGTCGGCTATCAGGTCGGCTTTGAAATCGGTATGCTTTCGTAGGCTGCTATCTACTGCCATCACCCAAAAGCGGCGGTTTCCTGTGTCGCCTTTCAAAAAGTACGTTTCGTTAGTGGTTCCGCAAAAAACGCATTGGCGTGGGTGTTTTTCTACTACCGTGCCGTATGCCGGTCTGTAAACATCATCTTGGCGACTAATATACGCTTTCACTTGTTCTACGTCGCTTCGTTTGATGCTGCCTAATTCGGGTAACTCAATCACCCAGCCGCCGCGTGCTTGCTCCATGCCATTTTTGCCCTCCATTGTAACAAGGCTATCGTTAAACCAATCACCGCCCATAACGCTAAATAGGGTACTTTTTCCGATGCCTTCCGCCCCAGCAATAATCAGGCAATAGTCGTACTTACAACCTGGATTCATCACGCGAGCAACCGCCGCCGTGAAATGCTTACGTGTCATAGCACGGTTTAGCGGCGTATCTTCCGCGCCTATATAGTCAATAATCAGCGTTTCAAGCCTGGGCGTACCGTCCCACGTTAGCCTATTCAGATAGTCGCGGATAGGGTGTACCTTGTGGCGTGTCAGTACCGCGTCTTTAGCGTCTTTGATTTTGTCTTTGCCGGTTACGCTGTAATTTTCTTCAAGGTAGATACGCAAATTAGCATCGTCGCGGTTTCCCCATTGGGTTGCTTTATTATCCCACGGCAAACCCTTTGTGACTAAATCAAAACCGCTAAATAGGTCGTGCCAAAGATGCCCTGCCAAAAGCGGGTCGTTTTCCAAAATGCAAATAATGTTCTTTGCTGTGGATTTTATCGCGCCTTTTCGGTCGTACTCCAAATTAGCCATCCAGTCGGTGTTAGATACTGCGCTATCCTTATCGTCGGGCAAATCCACGCCTGCAAAATCATTCTCCGCGTCGGCTCTACGTTCCTTTGTGAGTAGTACACGCACGGTCTTATCGGCGGCGGCGAAATCTTGCATTTTCAGGTACGACGGCAAACGTGTAATGTCGGTTACTCTGGTGCCCTCATCGTGAACGCCGAATTTGTGAATACGGCAAAGGTCGAAAGCGTTGCAAAGCTGCCTACTTGCCGGGTCTGTTTCGTGGTGGCTGTATGCAAATTTACCCTCGTAGCAAACCAAACCGCCCGCTACGCTGCCTAATTTGTAGGTGTAGCGTCCATCTGTAGCCGTTTTCTCGTAGGTGTCAGTCAGGAATTTGTCTATAACATCTTCTATCGTGTACGCACGGCAAAACGCGCCTATAAGTCCGGGCTTTTCCAACGGGTCGCCCGCTTTCCTTATTTCGTGGGCTATAACGTCGCCCTCTCTGCTTGATACGGGCCACTCTGATACATCTTGGGGATTTACATAAGTAGCCAAAATTTCATCTACATTGCAAGCCGGGCCGTCCTGTACCTCAAATATATAATCACCGTCGCGGCTTGTGCTGGGCCAATAGAATAGGCGCGGTAACTGGTAGGTCGTAATGTCGAATAGGTCTATACCTATCGCTGCCGCTATCTTACGGCAAAGCGGCTCATACTCGGCGGGCTCCGCGTTCCGGCTTAATGGGAAAACAAGCCTATAACGCGGTTTGTCTGCCGTGTGCTTGTGGGTGCTGTATAGCATCGCGGCAAAGTCAAACTGCAACGTGAAATCATCCCACACGTTAGCCGTTCCGTAGTCAATATCGAGCGTTGCCACACTTCGCCACATCACGTTAGCGGTTTTTCTGGTGCCGCCCGAAAGATACCCCCCAACGAAACCGCCAACATCTTTAATGTCGCTTTGTTCCTCGCGGGTCATTTTCAGATACTCTTTTACGCTTTCGCCTGTCCGCTTCGTTTCTTGGCATCTGGCTACTAACTCGCTCCATTTCCATTTCTTATTTTTCCATTTCTTAGATAGGCGGCTGTGGGCTGTCGCTATATCTAATTGGAAATCGTTTACCAACTTCATACGCCCTTACATTTATTGAGTACATCGGTAAAATGCTTAACGTGCTGTGGCTCTGCACTGATTGTTACCAATCTTTCGCCCTTTGCCACTTTTTGCACTCTCGCTTCAAACGGTGTTTCCTCTGATTCCAAAACATCGTATATGCGTTTTAGGCTGTCGGCTTTCAAAACCGCCGCCGTTGCATCTTTGTATTTTTTTTCTTCTGTCATACGCTTACTTTTTTAATCTGTCAGGCAAAAACGAAAATATGTGTTTGATAACCTCTACCGTCCAACCATTACCCAACATCTTGTATTGCTGTGTTTCTGATACATTCCACTTGTACCACGTTGGGATAGTCTGTAAGCGGGCGCACTCTGTCGGCGTTAGTCGCCTTATCCGTATTGCGGCGGTTACA